CTTCATGCATTGTTTTAGATCCAAAAACATATGTACTGGATGTTTTGCCAGGTACTCCAGTGCCAGGGAATGGACTTTGTTGTTGTTCTTGGCCTGCAGACTCATCTGAATTAAATAAATATGCTTTTGATGCTTTCAATGCTTCAACCTGCTCTTTTACTCCTATAACTTCACCATTCTCACTTATTGAGATTTTACCCATATCTAAAAATCCTTTTAAGTCTTTAGCATCATGAGCTTTATTTTCAATAGCACATACTTGCAATGCATTTTCAATTTGATTTTCTCTTAATGCTTTTTTGTAATTTTCAAGGTCGCCTTGTAATTGAGTAATAGTTTCTTGAGCCTTTGTATCATCTTTTACTTGACCTTCTAATGTTTTTATAGAAGCATTTAACGTATTTATAGTTGTAGTTGCTGTATTTAATTCTCCTATTTTCGCATCTAGTCGACTTTTTGGTACGAAAATATTTTTATCCCCATCATCTATAAATATTTTGCATTTTGCTTCTTTTAAATTATCTGATATTATCTTAGCAATATCATCTGCATTATCTATTCCTTGCAAGAAATCTTTTATATCTCTCATATTGTCTCCTTTAACGTCTTATAGACGAACAACATTGCTTTTGGTTAGGAGCAAAGTAACCTATATTTTTTATCGTTACGAGGAATTTTTTATAGTAAGTTCCAAGCCTTACTAGTTTTCAACCAATCTATCCATTAAGCCACTATTAGGCTTACCCTCGTAGTAGTTATTCATATCGTTTACAATGTCTACTAATGAAGCTGGGTGTTTACCATCAACAGACATCCAAGGTTCTAAATGACAAAGTCCATTAGGGTGATCCAAAGGAACTTCATCAAGTTTGAAGAATTTTCCATCTCTATCCTTGCACATCTGACATGTTCTACTACCTGCATGGCCTGTTCTATATATGCATCCTTGTGAGTAAGGATTAACTTTATTGGAATTGATTACAGATAACTGTCCCATATGAGTTGTTGTTGTTCTCATAAGTCTAAGAGATTCGTAATCTAAACCACCTGCCCCATATTTACTTGCATAGCCAGAGCCTAACTTTTCTCTAATCTTTTTTCTATCCCATACATGATGACCTGTTCTAGCAAATTCTTTTATTATACTTACACTTTCTGCTGAACCGATACCTCTAGCAAAACAGCTTGCTATAGCATCTTCTATTTTATTTCCAGCATAATTTACAGATTGCCATAATCTTGTATCTAATCCAATTCCATTTTTATATATTTCACCTTTTACTAATTGCTCAACTATTTTATTGCTTGTAACTTTAACTGTATTTTTTATAATTTTTATAGTTGCAACATCTTTCGCTATGTCTGTCATTACCTTTGAATACTTTTCTAATATCTTTGTTGGTACTTCTTTATTACATATCAGTGATTGTCTTTGTATTTCATCATATAATTGATTTATATATGCTAGTTTGCATTTCATAAAATACTGCTTTGAAGGTGTTTTACCTCTTTTAACTTGTTTTAGATAATCATTGAAGCTATCTTCAAAAGCTTTTATATATATCTTCATGATTTTATTTTGTTGTTGTAAATTTGTATCTTGTAATATTTTCTGTATCACATTTTGCATACTATCAAGATATTCATTATCTTTTTTCATTTTCCTACCCCTTTCTAAAGGTATAAACTATCAAGGAACTTTTTCTAAGTATCTTAAAATCGATTTTAGAAGGTTAGATTATGTAAACCTTTTTCGTTAAAATTATTTATTTATATCAGATACAATTAATTCAAGTTCAAGTCTTGTAAAATCATTTGTACTACCTGTTATTCTGTAATCTGTAATACCTTTTATTTCAAAATTATCTAATTTTAACTCAAATTCTTCTTTTGTTTTTTTTAATACTAAGTTTATGTAAAAGATTTATATTTATATCTCCAGAATCACTCATCTCGTTCTCCTATCTTCTATTTCTTTTCCATTTTGACTCCATTTAAAAAACTCCTTTATACTCTTCTCGTAACTGTTCCTCATACTCTTGATTACTTTTCATAAGCTCGTCGCACTCTTTTTTTAGTTTTACTATTTTTTCTTCCCATTTGTTAACCACCTCAAGTGGTACATCTTGTTTTAAATCTGTATAAGCTTCATATTCTTTATTTTGCAATTTTACGTTTTTTTCTAATTTTCTTCGTTTTTCTCGCAATCTATAGATATCAGCTCTCAATTTTTTATCTGTTATTACTGTTATATATTTACGATTACAATTAGAACAAATAAATCCTTCTATTCTAATTTTGCTACTTTTTATATACTTTAACTCTTTTGGAGTAGCGTCTATTTTTGATTTGCATGTATCACATACTATAATCTTATTTCTCATAAAACTCTAAAGCCCCCTATTCAGAATTTATTTCTCCTTCGCCTTGATTATTGTCATCGCTATTGTTAGTATTATTTATTGACTCAAAATCTGACATCATATTAGTTGAATTAGCTATTATCTCAGTTTCTTCTATAATTCTATCAAACTCTACTTGAGCATCTTCACTATTTCCATACTCTTCAATGTAAGATTTATGACTGCGTACATTTGTACTTACTTCTTGCATAGCTATTGTTTTATTAGTTTCATCATCATCTGGTAAAGGATAATTGTGTCTCCATGCTGTTGTAGTTTCAATTTTAACAATTTCTATATTTTCCATGTCACTATATATTCCTAATGAAACATATATCTCTATCATTTCTACAATCCAATTTAATACATCATCCCATACACGCCATTTTTCTTCGCATCTAGTAATCAAATCATAATATATCATTTTCATAGCTTTAGCTGAAGGTACATTTATTAATGACTCTGGTAATGGCTGTTCCATTAATTCATACATATCCTTCTTTAATTGTGTCAAATAACTATCAGCTGCAGCTTGAAAAGAAAAAGAACTTGAAAGCATTCCGTACTTAGCTGTCGAACTACTTCCAGTACCATCTCCAAGTGTTGGGTCTGATTTAAGATCTATAACTGTATTTGGTGCTATCTTTATATTTTTAATTGATTTACTTGAGCAATCTGTAAATACAGGTTGTTCAAACATTTTAAACTTAAGTGCATCTCTATAATCAGAATTGGTTTTATTGTAATCGTTAGCCATATCAATTAAGTCTTTTACATCTGAATGTCCTCTTATATCTCCTGTAAGTCCATCATTAAGAATAACTCTGCAAGGCAACTGTTTTAATTTTGTATCCCAACTTCTTTCTAATGGGACTATTTCTTGTTGAGTTCCATTAGAATCTTTATTAATTGTCATAAATGCAGTTGTATTAGTTCCGTCAACAACTTTATAAGTAACCCAGCAAGTATTAGTTTTTTCATTCATTTCATAAGTCCACTTATGCCATCGTTGTTCCTTTGCTAATTTTCCTACGGTGCTCTTATCTTGATAAGCTATTTCTACTTTTTTCAATACATCTATGTCATTTGCATCATATTCATACGTAAACTCGGGCATAGTATAAAATCGAAATTTCATTTTGCCTGTAAGATTCCCTTTAGCATCTACATCAGTTAACGCACATAATAAAACTCTTTTCCCTATAGTTGCATCTAAGAATGCTTTACTTAACTTATTCCAGAACTTTGTATCTTTTAATATTTTTTCTATGATTGCACGTTTTGTATCTATCGCTTCTCTATCAACACCATCTCTATAAGTACTAAGTACTAATGTAGGAGGTACAGATGTCATGAATCTACCTTGTTTGTTTATAAGCTTCTTTGTAAGGTTTCTTATTTGTCTGGTCGGCTTATAATCTTTATTATTAACCTTCCACAATTGACCTGCATCATGTTTTAGATCATCTTCCTCTTGATATGGTCTTCCTTCATAGAAATCATAATACTGTAAAACTTCCAACAGTTCTTTTCTATACTCTGAATCATTCGACAACAAACCTAATAGGCTATTTTTAAAATCTCTAAAATCACTCATGTTCGTAATAACCTCCTTTCTGCTCTAATATTTCTATTTCTCTATCTAATGTTCCATAAACTATAGAATCAGTCATAACAGCATAACGTATTTTATCCATAGCATGGTCGTTAACTTTTACAACTTCTTCTTTCCCTTTATCTAATTTATCTGAATCCCAAACATATGATCCAAATTCTTCTATATCTTTATCACAGCTTGGGTCCAATGTTAATCTCTTTGTATTAAGTAAAAACGATACAACTTGTATTCCTAAATCAACCCTGTTTTTTGCAGGTATTATATCTATATCATGTCTATCAAAGAAGCTGTCTTTTCTCATTTCAACAATTAGAGGTGCAGCACTTGGATCTAGACATACATATTCTGGCAAGACCATTAATTTTGTTAACATATCTTTTAGGTCCTCAACATATTCTTTTGTTGTCTTTTGTCCATCATCTCTACCCGAATGGTAATAACTAGCTATTTCATGATATCGTCCTTCTGGTGCATAATATCCAAATATACCAAAAGTAGTTGCATTTTGCATCCCAAAATCTCCTGCTACAAATATCCTAGTCCAGTTTCTTCTCAGTCTTTTTACATGTGTATTTGTATTAAACATTGGATATATAGCGCCATCTGCAACTGCCCATTGTCCTAAAATGTATCTATTGTAAAACACTCCAGAATACATAGTTTTGTATCTATTTTTAATTTTTTCTGACAAAGACAAGTTGTCGTCCATTGTAAAATGCAAATAAAGTAAATTCTTTTCATTAGCTTTGTCTATCCAATTTTTCTTAAACCAGTGAAAAGGAGCTCCTGGATTACAATTGAACCACCATTTACTTCCTTCAACTGAGCAACGACCTGTTGCTTGATTTACAAAACTCTCAGGCATCAGCGCCACTTCATCAAAGAAGCATGAACATAATGTAATCCCTTGTATAAGGTCTTGTGACCTTTCATCTTTACCACCAAAAATATAAAAATAGTTAGTAACATTTCCTTTACTAACTATCAATAAATTATCAGCTCTTTTATCCTCTATATTGTAATTTCTAGCTTTTAACATTAGTTTTAACCAAAATAGTACATTACGTCTAAACGAGCCTATCGTTTTTCCACACATACCAGCGTTTTGGCCATTAAACTTCTCCATTACACATATTACATAAGATAATGACATTGAAATTGTTTTGCCTGAACGTATAGCACCATCTGCTATTATACCGTCCATACCAGCTTTTGGTGAACCATCCATCCACCAATTCAATACTTTCTTTTGTTTTTTAGAAAATGGTTTAAATTTTATAGTTGCTTTTTTTACAGTATGAGTTTTTTTATTTTTTACATGAGACCATCTTGTTTTTAGATCATCAATCTTCATCGTCCCATACCTCATCTATAGTTTTACTTATAGCTTCTATAAATCCATCTTCCTCAACTTCTTCTTGAGTGTTATCTATTTTATTCATTTGCATTTCTAATTTAAGTAATTCTATATCAAGTTTATTTCTATCATTATCAGACAACATATCTGTTCTATCAGATAGCCATTGTAATGCTTTCATTTTATCTTGTAATTTTATTTTAATGCCATCTTTACCTTGCGAAACTTCACTTATCAAACCACCATCTACATTATTACTATCTTTTAAATCCACATAGTTAACTGTATATGGTCCAAACTCGCCCTCTCGTTCCTGTTTACCAAAAGTAATATAATCAGTTATGTCAGCGAAAGCTATATCTATATACTTTTGAAATATCCTTTTACTAAGAAGCTTAGAATTTATTTCTTGCTCTTCTAAGCATTCATTAGTTAACTTATCTATTTCTTTTTTTATGTCAACATTTGTCAGCAATCTTGAGCCACATCGTCTTGCAGTTTGATAATCACAATCATAAGCCTTTTGATAAGCTTTTGTAGCATTAAAATTTTCTATATAGTAAATACAAAAAAGCCTTTGTTTTTCAGTTAATTCATCACTTAAACTATTTTCTATTTTTTTTAACTTTTTCGTATGAGTTTCCTTATTTTCTTTTATTACTTTTTTATTTGCAACGTTGCATTTATTCTTTTGGGACGTTGCACTTATTTCATTATCCCATTTATATCTATTTTTCCAGCTTCTCACAGTACTTTCAGA